ACACCTTACGTCCAGTGGGTAAACAATCTTGATGGGTTCACTGGCGCAATGATTTCATGGAACGAGCACATCCATGACTGAAGACGAAGCAGACCAAATCATGCTGCAAATGTCGTCAGTGTGGTGGCAATCCAAACTGCCTGACCCGACACTTAAACAATGGCACGACTTCTTTCTTGTCAAACAGTTCGCTGTATGCCAGCAAACCGTAAGCGAGTTAGCTGTCAGCACGGACTACTGGCCGAGCTTCAACCAGTTCTGGGTAACGTACAACGCAGCACTACGAAGAGCACACGAACAGCAACCCGCCGGTGTGTTACCGGGAACTAAATTTTTATCTAAAGACGAAAACATCCGCCGGTTACGTGAATTGCGTGATACGCTTAAACACATAGACCGCGACTAGCTGTCTATTTGGGAATGAATGTCGCAAGTTGATTCCCTTCTTCATATAGCAAATGGGACACCACACCACCGCATCCAAGTTACGGGAAACTCCTTGGGTGCGGTGGTCTCTTTTTAGGACACTAATTCAGGGCGACCAGACGTGTTAGTCAATCGCTCTCTGCAATAAGAACGACACCGTTGACATTGATACGTTTGATAGCTCATCGTTCGGGTATACCGAATTCCACGCTTCTGCAATCTGTCGCTACCACAAGTAGGACAATGACGAGAAGTCGAATCGATTACGTTTCGATTGGGGTGGTTTGTCATCCACGGTCGTAGCCGTTCGTAAACATCTACTAAAAGATCTACGTCTTGTTTGGCGTACTTCTTCATAGTCGCCCACGCTTTAGCTTCACCCTTCATACAACCTGCCCATGTTTGAAATCCTCCTGTGACTTCTTTCCCCCCGAGTCCAAGATGTTCCCCGAGATGTCCAAGTCTGTTGCTATTAAACTTAAAATATTTACGTGCAACCTTTAATGTATCGACTGTTTGGTAAGGACCAGTTGGCCCAAAGTTGTGGTAAGCGAATCGTGCGTTAGCTTTCTTAATGTCAAACGCATCTGAATTGTGCCCTACTACTATGTCGGCTTCATCTAACAACTGCCAAAGTTCGTAAGCAACATCAAAATCGTTCTCGGGTTCTTTGTCGTAAAGATCAAAGTCGTCTAAAGATACAACGTGAGTTTTCTTTTCGTGTTCCCACTTGTATGAGAAACATATGATGTACCACTCTCGTGTGTGTTCAATAACATCTTGTTGCCATTGACCCCACACATAGCTCAGGTTAGGTGCAGTTTCTATATCAAAAAACAGAGTCTTAGCCATGAGGCCCCCTAGCTGGGTACAGTCAGTAGCCTCACCACAAGGGTACCTTCCCACCATTCCCCGTTGTCGGATATGCGCTCAGGTTGCATAGACAAACGTTCAATAGTGACTTTCTCCGCTCGTGTCCCCTCAATGTAATCAACTGTGACTCCTGCTTCCATGCGACTGCGGAGAGTATTAAAGATGGTGGCGGAGTCAAACATGATAGGTGAGCCACTGTTACGAGAAGTCAACACTTGGCGCCTTAAGATTATTGGAGCGATAATTTCGTCTACCCGGTCAGGAGTAGCGATACAACTCGTCACCCAATCTTCAATGATTGGAGCAAGCGTAGTGTTACTTGTGTCTCGGGTAAGAGTCATCTCAAAGTTGTATGACACTGACGATTCGGAAGCGAAATCAAAATCTAAAGGCACACCAGTAGACAAAGGACCAACTTCGCTCACAGCATTGTTGTCATTAGTAGCTTTGAACTTTACTGTTCCCGGCATCACACTGACTTGTGTGCCCCGGAAAGTAGAAGCGCCTTGGTTGTATGCGAAAGGAGCAGCTTGACGATACGTCGTCGTTGAATCGAACTGGTCACGGCTTTGCCGCACCGTAACGTTACGCAGCAACTTAGGTGCAACAGTTGACCATGACACTTCACCAATACTGAGTGTGCCGCTAGCAACTTTTACGCCCGTGCCGGACTCACCGTACACGCCGTCAGTAGCTGCCCCGAAATATGTTTTGTTTCCGAAACGTGCAATAGAGTTGACGTTGCCAGAACCTCCGGTTGACACCAGATCTGATGCCCACGCAGGGACAAGAGTAGCAGTGAAACGGGTAAGGTCTGCCCTGTATATTTTGCCGCTGCTGCCACCCCACCACACGAAACGCCCTTCAGCTTCTAACCCGAAAGCTTCGCCGCTTTCTTCAATCACTGGACCAATCGTGACAGCGTTAGAGTTCGTGTCGATAAGCGCAGTTCGCAAACCGACGTTAGTGGAGATAAGCAGAACTTCGCCGTAAGCAAGAATCTGGTTGACTTGTTCTCCACCCGGCAGTTGCCCTCCCACAATAGGAGTCTGGAGAGTACCGTCTGTAGCGCTTACCCCAATGTGGTAGATGCTGCCTGTGTTGTCTGTGTTTGCCGCAGCGAAAATACCGGAAGGCCCACCAGTAACAGACACCCATGTAGTGCCAGCTAAAGCTGGTGTGTAATCCAGTGAGCTAGCCAGTTTGTCGCCGTTAGCGCCAATCTCAAATATGTTTGCGCCCAACGCACCAATCAAACGACCTGCTGCAACTTGGATAATGTCGGCTGCTTGTGTGCCACTTGTCGGCCACGCAGCATCAATAGCGCTCGCACCCAAAGTTGCTTTAGCTATAGCTGCACCCGACCCGAAAGCAAAATAAATGTTTGTACCGTCGGACGTAATGTCGGCTATCTGATGGGTAGCTCGGGCCACAAAGTTTGTCCACGTAGGGCTAGTAGGAGTAGCACTCGTTGTGAACTCGGCTGTTTCTGCGTGCGTGGCGTACAAGTAAGTACCCATGCGCTGTACCAGCAGGTTGCTAGTTGTAGCGTTTAGTTTTTCTTCGGTGATGGGGAGAAGTGTGATCTCGCCTTTCGTCCACGGATCAATACCCGTAGAGCTTGCAAAGCGACGACGGTCACTATCACCCAAATCAAAATGCGTTTGACCCGCACCATAAGACCAATCTGTTTGAGAGCGTGTCCATGCACCGCTCGTGTCCAAAGCGTTTTCGCCTGCCTCGGCGCTGTTGTCTCGCTGTTCTCTTAACGCAGGAACAGTTGTGCGCGCATACTGGCGCGTATCTACAAGAAACGATGTGCCGTCAAGTTGTACCGGTAAGTAATCTCCACTAGCCATCAGAGAACCCGCTCCATTGCGAAGTCGGGCGTACGGCAGAGTTTCGACTCCACATCTGCGGATAGCGTGCTAGGAGCCTCGCTGACTCGGCTTCTAGCCTTGCCCTGCGTCGCCCCATTAAATCTCTAAAAGAGGCTGAGATCGCTCCCGGTGGGACCTCATCGGCCATACGTGACGTGCCTTCTGCGTCAAGAAATTCTCTGCGTATGGGAGTTGTAGTCATTAACGCCATCGCTGCACCCAACGGCGGAAGATCGTATGCCGTGGGAGCCAACCCGGTTAAGGATTGATTGGCTGTTAAATCAGTTGTTGAAACAGAAGTCAAGGGAGACTTGTACATCACTGTAACTTTTTTACCGGGCCACGCTGGAGTGTAAAGAATCAAAGCTAACCCGCTAGAGAACGTGCTGGTATCCCGGTTGCGTTTAAGTGTCCACGAAGTAATCTCGGGTTCGGTTGCTTCCACTCCTACATCTGCGTAAGTCACAGAGTAAATAGAGTTAATTTCATCGGAAGTCAATCCCGCTAAGTTGTATCCGTCCACGCTTGCGTTGTAATCGAAACTGGTTGTTTTCATTTGGAACAAGCCGTTATCTGGTGACGACAAATCGTTAAGATCATCGTTCAACGACTGAATGATTCGGTAAGTAGGGAATTTCGGGGATACTCTTACAAGGTCGCTGTTAGCGTGCGTTGTTGCGGTAGATCCCCCGTATCCTCGGAACACGCTAAGAGTGTTACCGCCTGCTACGCCGGTCACGTAAAACATTTCAGAGTTGACTTCAAACACAACGCCTTTAGCCCAGCTACTTGCTACACCTTGGACTGTGATTGTCGTTTGCGACGTGCTACTAATAGCGCCAGTTAAAACATCTAGTTCTTCTACATACCCCGAAAGCAGCATGTCACGGGTAGCGTCAATCCATGCTTGGGTGGTACTCATCCTAAGAACTCCTGTAGCTGCTTCTGCCCTTTCTTACTTACTGCTTTACCAGCTTTGACTTCCCACTTTGTACCGGCTTGAGACTCTAATTTCGCAGCGCCAACAGTGCTAGGAGGCTGTAACCCTTCCTGCCTTAACCGCTTGTACGCAGCAAGATCAGCTTCCTTGTTCTTCTCGTTCTGACGGGTAGCTTCTAAATCAATCGGGCGAGAATCGTGAGTGCCGCCTCGTGTGGGGAAAGCTGCTGGTGAAACTTGGATAGTGCCATAGTATTTAGAAAGCGGCCCTTCGCAGTTCTCGCATGGCTCATCGTGGCTTTCACTGAACTTGTGGAAAACGTCCCAAATGGTGTAACAGTTAGCGCAACGGTAGGAATACATAGGCATTAGACAGCAGCTCCTACTCTTAATTTATACCCTGCGGCTATAAGGATGTCTTGTTCTGTAGCCGTTAAATCGTTTGGGCATTCATGTCCCCCGTAAATTACACGGGTAGCTGTGCTCTGATCGGCTGGCATAAACGTTTGCACTGAAGCGTTGTTGACAATAATAAGATTTGTGCCTCTGCTTTCGGGAGCGTAATGACGGAACAAAGCGAAAGAAGCAGGGGTAGGTTTGTTTCGTGGCCCAACCATAGGACGCACGTTCGCTACCGGCATCGGGTCAATGATGCGATGCAACGGCACATCAGGAGTAGTGAACTTCGCTTCAATAGTCCTAGCGTTAAACGAAATTGGGGTACTAGCCGTATGCATAGTCGTTGTTGCTTCAACCGTGTCCGGTCGAACGACAACACCCGGTGTTGGTGTCGGCACCGCAATCGTGGCAGCTATTTCGCTAGGCGTTAATTGCTGCCCGATAAGAAGACTTGCAGCAGGCACAGCGACAGGTATCGTCATGCCTTCGTCAAGTTCTACATAGTTAGCGTCAATATCTATGCTTGCCGCTACCCCAGCGTCTACATCGATAGTCGCAGGGCTAACCGTTGCCGGTTTGCCAGCTACCGCAGAGAACTGAGTAGTAACCCCTACCGTGGCAGGGGAACAGATAACCGTGTAAGCGTTACCTGATGAAGCCGGTTCCCTATAAGTGTAAAGAGAATCCCTATACGACATCCCCGACTTGCGGTACGGGAAATCAATAGAAGTAGGGATCGTTGCGACAACGCCAATAACACCAACATTGACCGTAGAATCGCTCGTGTTGTAAGCAAAACTGGCCTGTCTATATTGTATGCCTGACTGCCGGTACGTCATCGCAAAGACCCATCCCTCTGAAGAGGCTAGCTCTTACCTATAGAAGCAGTTTCCGGGTCACCCACACGGGTAGCCGCAACAGCCTTACCGATAGCTACAAGAGCAGCTACTCCTGCAACTTTTAATGCATCCATCCAATCTGGACCGGGTACTGCCATAGCTGCTACCCATGCCTGAGCAAATGTAGCGACAGCACGCTCTAATGAGTCTTTAATAAAACGCTGGGTGAACAATGTCTGTCCTTTTGATCTTCATAGCTTCCCATGTAGCAGGGCCAACTATGCCGTCTGGTTTAAGGCCGAAGGCCCGTTGCCACCTGATTACCTTTGCTTGGGTGACACGCCCAAAAATACCATCTTGTTGGGCACCCACGCAGGCTTGCACAAAGCGAACAGCGTTAGACCTTGAACCCTTCTTCAATAAACCGGGATAAGAAACCAGTCCATCTTCAGGTTCTTTAGGTAACACCATTGTCGGTGTGTCACTAACCATGCGGCGACGGATAAGTGCCCGTAGATCTGGCATAGAGAACGAAGGATCGACTTTACGTGAAGTCCATTCCTTATGTCCGGCTACTGCCACATCAGGATTCCAGTTGTGCCCGTCGCACAGAAAGGCGCACAAGTCTACCAATGCGTCCATCTGAGCCTCGGGAACGTCTTGCCCTAAACCGTCGTTAATAATAGAAACCCCGATAAGGCGACCATTCGCACTGATCTTTCCGGGGCCGGTAGCGTTTCCCGTAACAGGAAGGTTTTTCTGCATACGAGTCAGGACGGTTTGCATTCCCCGTCCGGCGTGGTTTGCTTTCACGTTCTCTGCTGTCAGCGTAACTATGGTGCCGTCACGTTTAATAAGATAATTGTAAAGCGGTCCGGGTACTTTGTTGACGCCACGTACACACATGGCGATAACAGCGTCGGGGTCTGCTTTAGCGTTTGAAGCGGTGTGATGCACGACAATACCGACGGGCGACAAGGGTCGTCCGCTGGTTACTTTGTTGGGTGCATCAACAACATTCATTTCTTAATCAATTAGTTTGACCCAAGCGCCAACCGCAGGGTTGTATTCGTAAGGAATGGTTTCAAAGTCGTCAGGTTGCGGTGGGACACCTTCAGGCAAAGCAACTTCGGGAATTTCGTCAGCCATCAATTACTCCCTTGTGTCAGAGTTCCAGTCACAGAAGCAATGGCCGGAGTTTCAGTGTCCGCTTCGTTATTTGAGCCAACAAACATAGTGCCGGGATTCGAGTATGTTGACAGCACACCACTGTCGTTGGCGACAGTGATGTTTGATGCTTCATACACGACTGTGTAATCACCAACAGTCCACGTTCCAGTCCCACTTCCATCCGTAGGGAGCTTAAACACCAGCACTTCGTTCCGATCAATACTGTTCGTCGTCAGGTTCCCGGCGAAGTACAGGAACTCGTCGGTGCTGTCGATCTCTAGGTTTTGGAAGTAGCAGTAGTTGTTAACACTTGAACCGTCAGCAGTTCGGTAAACAAGAATCTTGTTTTGCCAGTTAACTGATGAGCTAGAAGCGTCTGGATCGAATGACATTAAGTATTGTTGGCCGGGAGTGTTCCCGTTGTCTCGAAACAGCAGGTAAACCGTAGCGTCGTCTGACTTAATAGCCGCAGCGTTAACGTTTAGTTCGGTTGGGGTTACTGGGCTGTCTGCCGCGTTTACTGTGAAAGTTGTTTGTTGATCAAATTGTCCAGCCAAGGTCGCATGGTTCCAGCGAGCAAAAAGCGATTTGCCTGCGTAGGTGCCACCTACTATCTGAGTAACAAACGGATAGCGATCTACGTTAGCCGCAGTGTTGTAACCGTAAGGCGGCATTTTTGGGGTACCGGGATAACCCGATCCCGCAGTCACCAAAGCATAGGCAACAAAGGGGCTGCCTATCCCACCAGAGATCTGGTTGTCGCTCTTAAAGATCAAACTGTTGTAGCCACCCGTACCGGCGTTGTACTGGCGGTCTATCCCTGCCATGTTTGAGCCGTTTATTTGACAGGCCCGGAAATAAGCACCCAACGATGTAGCCCCTGAACCTGAAATATTCATCAGCGGTGAATATCCGGCTGCCCATTCTTCGCCGTCCGCTGGGTCAAACGGATCACAGAAATAGTTGTAGCTGCTATATGAAGTCACATACCCATACGGGGCGTGGATGCCTTTTGTCCCATCCTTAGACACATATATGCCCATTGACGTGTTTTCATACGTGGCATTAGTGGAATCTCTATATCCAAACTGGTCGCTGCTGTTGTAACCAAACCATTGCACAGCCATCGAATCGTTTAGCTTGATTCTGTAGCTAGCGGGGTTGCCTCCTCCCACCTGTGCGTAGCCAGAAACGTAAACGTCAGTGGCCCCCGACGGGACCGTCATGCGACCCATGTAGTTATTGATTGACCCTAATGAAAATGAGTGTGTGCTACTCAATGCCCCAGCATTAGTGATTTTGGCAAGCGCAACAGTGCTAGTGCCAGAATTATTTTGCGTGTACCCCACCCACAAGTCATTGTTGCTGTTCAAACCACACATCACACCGAACCCAGCAGTTGTTCCGCCGCTGATGCCAGAGGTGAATTGGCCTATCCACCCGCCAAACGGAGCAGGCCATATGCCGTCACGATTCGCTTCAGCGATCTCCCCTAACGACCACACACCCGGCGCAGCACTAGTAGTGGGAAGGTTCTGTGGCCCTATCACAGAGCCGTTCTCACCATAAGTCATTAGCGTGCAGCGATCTCGTCGTCCGTTAAACCAAGCTCTTTCAGCTTCGCATCACCAGATGCTTTGTCCGCTGCTCGTTTAGCCGCAGCAGCTTCTTGCGCTTCCATTTCCGCTTGACGTGCCACCGAATCTGCTTCCCTTTGAGCAATCTCTTCAGCCGTCATTTCAACATACTCTTCAGTTCCGGCACTAACATTTACCACAAGTTTTGTAGGCATCATTTCTCCTATGCTGTAATTCCGTACAAGGACATCGTTGCTCCCGGCACATAATTATGCGACTGGCTACTAATAGTAACTTCGCTAATTGCGTTATTGCTAGAATCGTTTACACACATACGCCAAGCCTGCCAAGTGTTATTTGCGTTTTGAGCGTCGTTGCCAGTGATGCCGTTCATCCACATCACGTTCTTGGCGACGGTGGTCGATGAGTAGTCGTAGATGTAGCCGTACTGGGGGCCGACGCCCGTGTAGCCGGTCGCGTTGTTTGGCATGTAGCTCGGGATGTCGGTCCTGCTGGAGTATTGGTAGGAGTAAACGGTGCTGCTGTAGCTCTGGGCGATGAGTCCGCCAGCCATATCTAGCGAGTTACCTGCCGAGTCCTTGAAGTAAATCTGCAAACCGCTTTGACCACTGGAGCCGGTGCCGTCATCCTTTAACATGCCCCAAAGAGCCAAATCTGTATAACTTTGACTAATGCCAGCGAAAGTAATTGACGTCGTTGACGTACCAGACACGGTGGTCGTAGCGAGATGAGTGTAAGTGGGCATTAGTTAATTCCTGCCAAAATGTAAGAAGTGTTAACAGCCCAGCCGAAAGTTGCGTTGTAAATTTCAAGATCAATTTGAGTGATCGCTGACGTATCGTTCCAACCCCAACATCCGCTCTGCACTCCCACGCCAGTGTTCGAGCCACCAGACCCCGGCCAATCATAAGCGCCTGCCAGCATGTTCCACCCGATCATCGCTTTAGTCAACGTCGTGTTGGCATAGTTCGGAATGTAAAAACGATTGTAAGAAAACAACTGCGTAGACTGACCTGACCATCTGGTCGGCAGATACATATAACCCATTTTGTTTTGAGCGCCTGAAGGACCGAAGCCCTGAGTGGCGACGCCAGAGATCGTCGTCGATGCGTCGGCTTGATAGTTGACCGATCGCATGTAAGTGTCAGCCGTTGTGCTGTTGTTAAAATACATCGTGATGAAATCGTGATAACTGCCACTGTTCATAGTTGAAGCGCCGTTAATGGTGAGCATCAAATGTTTGTAGGTCGAAGGAATCGAACCAAGCGTGATCTTGCTCGGAGCGGAACTGTCCACAGATCCTTCAGCGATGATCTCGTAATCTGCCATTATGGAGCCGTTCCTATTCCGTAAAGACTAATTTGAGTGTCCGGTTGAAACAGATAATCCGACCCGGTTTGTGTTGCATAGATGTCAATAGAAGTCACGGCTGTCGTGCCATTCCATGTCATCCCAGTCCACTGGAAGAATGAGTTGTAGTTTGGGGTTCCAATGTTGTTGACGCCGCTGGCGTAGCAATAGACGCCAGTTCCAGAGGTGGCCGATGGTGCCGTGTAGTTCGGAATGTGGAACTCAGCCGCTTGTCGTTCGTTGAGACTGCCCCGACCGCTTGACCCGTGCGGCCAGTCACCGTAGGGCATTCGGCTGGTGTTGTAGGCAAAGTGAATAGCCTCATAGGTTCCAGTGTTCGCTCCAGTAGCTCCCGCTCCGTAGTAGTAGAGGCGATAATTAGTGTTCGTTGAGTCGCCGTTAAGTTGAACCCAACTAAAGTCGCCGTAGGTAAGTCGGGACGCAGCCCGAACAACCATTTTCAAATCTCGATAACTTTGAGGAATACTTCCTATCGAAATTGTGTCAGTAGCTACGCTCACTGTAGTCGTCGAAAGAAGATCATAAGCCTCCATCGGCGCAGGCCAATTACCAGCCCCCACATTCTCCGCAACCTCACCTATCTGCCACACACCAGACGCAGCACTAGAAGTCGGAGCTACTTCGGCTCCGATCCTACTCCACGTCTTACCTGCCGAAATACCCGGCATTTATTAAATGTCAATCTCAAGAACAGATAACGTCACATCGACTTGCGATGCTCCGTCACTATATACGTCAAGCACGTCAGTAGCTTCCAACACCTGCTTACCGGCAACAAGGCCGATAGCAGCGTTAAGAGGAACCGACACAGCTTTCGCTATAAACTCGGTACTGCCAGCAGAAGTGTCTGCCACAGTTGCGCTCACAGGATGAGTGCCAGAGCCTACGTTTGCTGCTTGTAGCTGCAACACAATCGCGACCTTGGAAGCCCCAACCGTATATAGGTTGGAACCAGAAGCGGCTGCCGCACTCCAGTTGTGAACTTTGAATGTATTAGCCATTGATTGCTCCTACGATAAGGCCAAGATTAGAGGGATAGGTGAATTTTGTACGTCTAACGCCTGCCATGTGGTAGTGCCACTCGTGTCACAAGTAAGCACTTGCCCAGCAGCGGTAGGTGTTGACGAACCAATCCCCATTTTTGTTTGAATAGCCACAGACGACTCGTTGACGTTGACGTGCATTTCGTCATGCAAAAAGTTCGTAGCGTCAAGCTCAGTCGAGCTAGTAATAGTGTTCGGGAGATTTCCTCCCGTGGTAAGTACGTCTAACGACGTTGGAAAATTCGTTGCCATTTCATCCCTCCTACGGGGTTACGTCCAAAGTAAAGATGCCGGACGCATTCCAAACAATTTGGAACGTACCCGACGTAGTTGAAAAACTGCCCCCAAAATCGACGTAAGCGATAAGAGGTTCATTAGCTTCAGTAGTGTCATAAATCACAGCGCCTTGAGCGTTAGTGATTGTGCTTGCTGACCAAGTGACATCTGCGGCATCCCAAGTAAGGATCGCTGCGGCAGCGCCACCAGACGCAGCAAACGTGACGCCAGTCAACGCTTCACCACCCGCTGAATATCCGGCTCCGCTTACTTCAAACGAACTCACATCAGATTTAACTGAATCAGTTTCAAAGTTAGGGGTGTACCCGGTAACCAACATGCACTTAAAAACGCCTGCGGTTGTATCATCAAAATCTATTTGAAAGTTAGTTGTCTGCGTTAAATTGTTTTTTAACGGTGTTGCGTAAAGGCCGCTAGCCACGGTTGACTCCTCCGGTCCCAGTTATGGGTTTAGGTCGGATAGTTACGTTTCCGTCGCTGCTTGATCCGGCCATTATCGTTTACCCTTCTTTCGAGTGTTAGTAACTTTTTTCCCTGTTTTCTTTGCATAAGCATTAGCAGCTTTCCGCCCTTTAGCGGAATAACTGAAATGTCTATTACCAACTTTCGGCATTAAATCCAACCTTTAGTAGTTACGTTAAGCGTAGCAAAGAAATAGGAGGTAATGGGAGGGCCAAGGGAAAGGGGGAACCTTGACCCTCCCAAACCTATGCGTCAAACCTTTAGAGGCTTGAAGCGCTTTCTACACGCTGGAGGCATGCTTCACGGAACCTGCTGTATCCGCACAAGTGGTACCAGCCGACTGACACGAACCTGCGGAGGTAGTCAGTTGTTGGTCCGTACACGATTTGTGGTTGTTCTCCGAAGCCGGGGGCACGAGAGAAACCTTTTGCGAGAGCCTGACGGCCCGCAATCACAGTGTCGTATACGTCAATACCAGCAACACCAACACCAGCTTGGATGTGTGCGCGAGGGTTCTCAATGAACTCCACGCCACCCCATGTGCCGATTGAACCGTTGCGGACAGCTTGGCCGTCTTGACGGATCTGGTATGCGATTACGTCAGTTACCGCAGTTTGGCTACGAAGGTCAAACGCTACGTTAGGGTGAATCATCCCAACATAGTTGCCGTTCTCGAAGCCCGGAGCAGAAGCGTTACGCAGCTTCGCAGCAGCGGTACGAGTCTGGTCAGCGGTAATGTCGTCACCTGCTTGAATGTTAGCGGTAGCTGCACGACCCGCAGGCAGAATTTCGTTGGTGCCACCGGCTGCAACAGCAGCAACAACCTGATCGAGCGAGTCAACCATGTTGTAACCGATAATGTTTGCAGCGTCAGCGTCAACGTTCAAGAACGAAGTTCCACGGAGCTTTGCAGTTGTTTCGACAGCGTTACCGTACTCTACAAGAGTAACGGTGGCAGTTGAGTCGCCAAGCTGAACGGGAGTTACATCCGTAGCTTCACCCAACGCACTTGTAGCCGCTGCCATGTTGTCGTAAATATCAAACGTGACGCTTGCGCCGTTGTGTGTCTGCGCTGTTGACCGAACGTCTGCGATCATTTCGTATAAAGGGTTGGAGCGAAGGGCGAAGTACGCCATCTGCTCAAATGCACCGGTTGAGGAAGATACCTGTCCGGTTCCTGTCATTGCCATGATGAAGTCCTAAGGGGAGAGGGACTCCGTGTCAGTGGCTAACTCAGGTAGTGGCGTTCCAAAGGTAACCCTCAGACTCCATTAAAGCTCGCAGTTCCTCTGGGTTCTTTGTTGCTTTAATTCTTGCGTCTAAATCAGGATTACTTACCGGGTCGCCTCCCTCACCTGCCATAGCTATACGCTTTTCGGCCATGAGTTCAGCATCGTACCGAGGAGGTGTTTCAGGTTGTGCGGCTGGTTCGCCGTTAAGAAACCCTGCTGCCGTAGCTTCCGCTGCGATAGCTTCGGGAGTCAATTCGCCTTCGTACCCTTTAACAAAGTAGCTAACCTTAGTGTCATCAGGATCTAATCCTGCTGACCGGAAAGCATCTCGCCGTTCATATTGAGCGAGCTTTGCTTCAGCGTCGGTTGCTCGAGTTTCGAGTTCTCGGCGCCAATTCGGTTTCGACTCGGATGGACTGTCAACTTCGAGTTCGTCACTTTCGACGGAATCGTTGTCTGTCATTTGTCACTCACCTGACCTGTACGCATCCCGGCGGTGGTACCGAAGATGGAGGTTTTGCTGGTAGCTCTCCCCGAAGGGGCCAATCAACATTTATAACGATAGCTACATAGAAACCAGAAATCAACTATTCGGCGGTGCCAAGTCCTTGAATGCCTGCGCTGCTTGACAAAGCCCCGCTGCGTCCACCAAATCCGGCGACACGTTCTTCACGGCGGCGACGCAGACGAGTGGCTTGATCCATTTCTAAACCAAATTCGCCTGAAGCAAGTTCGCTTGCAGTCATCGCAGCAGCTTCACCTAATGTTCGCTGGGTTAAACCGGCTCGTTGTCCGAGTCTTGTTTGGATTTCTCGGTTCTGAATGTTTTCTCGTTCTAACGCTTCAGCAATTCCCCGGTTAAGTCCTTGCCCGGTAGCTCGCAAACTGGCGACAGATAGCCCTGCGGCTCGTTGCCTGCGTTCTTCTTCAAACAGATTTATCGCTTCTTCAGGGTCAAGGTAGTATTCGATAAGTTTTGTTCTGTCCATTTCAGGGTAGAAACGTTCTAGCTGTTCTAACACTGCGGGATCAGCGCCATCTAAAGCTGCTTCTGCTAGAGCTACTCTGCTTGTGAGTTCTGCGGCAGAAACGTCGCCAGCGATAAGTTCACCAAACCGTTTCGGGTCTTCGTAAAACTTTTCTTCTAAACCGGCTCTACGCATAGCGCCACGGTAATCAAGTTCAAGATCAATGTAATCGGCTTCGCTAATGGCCGGTAGGCCAGCAGCGGCTCGCAAAGCCATACCGGGAAAACGGGTGGCGTAAGCAGCGTCTTGCCGGATACGTTGCGTAATTTCTAATTCGGAAGCCCCGTCAATCATTAATTGTTCAAGTTCGCCAGTTAATCGAGTTATGTCGCTAGCGTAAGCAGGGTTATTGCCGAACATGAGACGCAATAAGCTTTCTAAAGTGTCTCGGGCAAGTTGAGTGCCTTGATCGGATCTGAATTGGGCGGCTTGTTGTTCTGGTGTGAGAGCGCTACCGGGTGTAGTTCCCGGTTTAGTTCCCGGTTTAGTTCCGCTTTCGTAGTCAGGGTTTAACGTCCAAGTCGGGTTTCCTCGGCGGTCTGTGCCTACAATCCATTTTCGTCTGTTCTGTGAATCTACTGCGTCGAAGTCGGCAGGCCGTTCTTGGGCGACATAAAAGTCAGGGTTGTTGGACCATGCCCCCGGTTGCACACTCCCGTCCGCTCTTATGGCCTGCGTGTAAAGTGGGTTGCCTTCGTCGTCTACCTCATAAAATTCA